AAATCTTGGTGGGCTAGGAGTAGGATCTAATGTAACCTTTGCAGGCAATACTACAATGGCCGGCAAGTTAATAGTAAATGAAACTACCAACTCTGAACCTTACATAATGGGATCAGGAGCCTTTCATGTTGCTGGTGGAATCAGCATAGGAAAAGATCTTTGGGTAGGCGGTAACATTTGGGTCAATAATGTTATCTCACAAACCAGTACTATTTTACAAGTCAGCGAACCTTTGGTCTATTTGTTTCCGAATAGCGCAAGTTATAATTATGATATTGGAGCATTTAGTCAATTTCCGGTCATGGGAATACCTAAATATACTGGTATTGTAAGAAGCGTTCAATCCGGCGAATGGGTTTTCTTCAGCAATATTTTTACCCAGCCAACATCAGGATCAATTGGTATTACAGAAGCCAATGTAATTTACGACCCTGTAAAAGTAGGTAATTTAATTGTAGCCAATACCACAATTAGTTCTAGTACATCTACCGGTGCATTAATTGTTCGTGGCGGTGCTGGTATTGCTGGTAACCTTTATTCTGATGCGGTATACACCACCACAGGAATACGTTGGGCAGGTAACGGTGCCGCATTCAGTTCCTATGCCAATGCAGATGTCAAGATTTATTTAGAATCACTGTCCAATGTCAATATTGGTGTCAGTGCCGGTGTTGCTCAAGGCGATTATGCTGTAGCAATTGGCTTTGAAGCAGGCAAGACCAATCAAAAAACTTTGGCTACAGCCGTAGGATATGCTGCAGGGTCACTCAATCAAAGTGAATATACAGTAGCACTGGGTTTTAATGCAGGCGCAGCATCGCAAGGTTTGCAAGCAATTGCAATTGGTTCTCAGGCTGCGCAGAGCTCACAGAGTTCAGGTGCAATTGCCATTGGCAGTGATGCTGGACAATATTCACAAGGTAATTTGGCAGTAGCCATTGGTTTGGCTGCAGGCCAAACCAACCAAGGTTATAGATCAATAGCAATTGGATACGCAGCAGGCCTTAGCAATCAAGCTGGTAACAGTATCGTAATTAGTGCAAACGGAGCACTAGATAGTACTACCGCAGGTTTCTTTGTAGATCCAGTTAGAAATACCAGTTCAGGTAATGTTCTATACTACGATCCTACTACCAAAGAAATAACATACAGTCCTGGCGGAGGAGGCAGCGGAACTACATATACTGCCAACACAGCACCACCAACTACTGGCAACGTGGCTGGCGACATGTGGTACAATACCGGTACAGACATACTGTATGAATATTTGAATGATGGCACAAGCAGTTACTGGGTGGATGTACAAAGCCTGGGACAAACTGGCAACATCACAACCATAAGTGATGCCACCTTGGCTGGCAACATTGTGGTCAGTTTAAACAACACTATCAGCATTGGTGGCGCTACTGGATACTTGCGCAACATATTTGCCAATATAGTAACTGCCAACTCACAAACTATAAGCGGCAACATCACAGCCGGCAATGTGATAACAGGAATTGTGTCTGCCACCGGCAACATAACCGCGGCCAATGTCTCAGTGTCAGGCAACATACAGGCAGCATATGTGCAAGGCGACGGATCAAAATTAACAAACTTGCAAGCAGCAACAACAGGAAAGGCTATTGCCATGGCGATAGTTTTTGGAGGATAACATGGCAGCACCTAACATAGTAAATGTAAGTACAATTTTTGGCAAAACACAGTATCAACAGCTGACTACCACAATGGCCAATGTGATAACTAACGATAGCACCAGCGGTAATGTGATCAAGGTCAATGATATATCAATAGCAAACTATACTACATCAAGTATTCAGTCTAATGTAGTAGTTGGTAGAGGTAGTAGTGTGTTTTATCTTGCAGGAAACATGGCAGTGCCAGCAAACAGCACATTGGTGGTAGTGGCCAAAGACACCAGTTTGTACATGGAAGAAGGTGACTATTTACAGGCCAATGCCAGTTCAGCCACAGCAGCACAAATTACATGTTCTTATGAGGTAATCAGCTAACATGTCAAGAGGCAACGCTGGTTTTATTGGAAGAAAAGCCACGCCAGACACTGCCGGCGTAAGACCCACTGGCATTTTTAAAATGACCGAAGTACAACAACTGTTGAGTGCGGGGTTGTTTAATACTTCAAATGTAGTGCCTGGAACAATTATACAAGTTTTCTCCACTACCTCAACATGGGTGTGTCCAGCTGGGGTAACCAGTATTGATTTATTAGTTGTCGCTGGAGGTGGTGGTGGCGGAAACAGAAGTAATGCCGCCGGAGGCGGTGGTGGAGGTGGAGCCGGTGGCTATCTTGAACAAACCTCTAGAAGTGTGACTCCGGGGCAAAGTTATACAATTACAATAGGCAGCGGCGGCGCAGGAAATACTGTTGGTGCAGGATCAGTGGGATCAAACAGTAGTTTTGACACAGCATCTGCTGGTGTTTCTACTGCTGTAGGTGGTGGCTCAGGAGGTGGTTATGCAAGCGCGGGTGGTGCAGGTGGTTCAGGCGGAGGTGGCGGTCGCGATGGAAACCCAAGTGCCGGGGGTGCAGCAACACAAGGAAATAGTGGAGGAGCTACAGGTTACGGCAATGCTGGTGGTGCCGCAACAGGATTTGGTGGCTCCAATATGTGCGGTGGTGGCGGTGGGGCAGGTGCAGCGGGCAGTGCTAACAGTGCTGGCACTGGCGGTGCAGGAGGTGCCGGAAGAACTTGGACTGGAAACGGAGTGACTTATGCCGGCGGAGGGGGCGGCGGTACAGAGGGAACTGGAACTGGTGGTGCTGGTGGTTCGGGAGGTGGTGGAGCAGGTGCCGGGGTAGCCGGATATTCTTCTGTAAATAATGGAACTGCTAATACTGGAGGTGGCGGTGGTGGTGGATCAGGTAACGGAGCTCAGGCAGGAAATGGTGGTTCAGGCGTAGTTGTATTAATATATGCAGTTCCAAATGTGGCAGTATTCGTAACATCAGGATCTTGGACTGCACCAGCAGGTGTAACTTCTGTTGAGGCATTGGTTGTGGCCGGAGGTGGTGGCGGTGGCGGTGCTGGAGATTCCAACACCCGAGGTGGTGGAGGTGGTGCCGGAGGACTTATTTACACGTCAGCTGTGGCCACAACACCTGGAACCACATATACTATTACCATTGGAGCCGGAGGTGCTGGATCATCGGGATTGGGCGGTACTACTGGCAGTGGAACCAATAGTACGTTCTTGAGTATTACTGCCAATGGTGGCGGTGGTGGTGGAAATTATAATGGTACTAGCGGCATTCTTGGAGGATCTGGTGGGGGAGGTGGTACTGGTTTAACAACAGCAGGTGCCGGCACCGCTAGTCAAGGTTTTGCTGGCGGCGCAGGTGTGGCCTATGTTAATAGTACAGCATCAGGCGGTGGTGGCGGAGGAGGTGCTGGCGGAACTGGAGCTGCCGGAACCTCAGCAGGTATAGGCGGTAATGGCGGTCCTGGTGTAAACAGTTCTATAACTGGTGCAAGCGTGAGTTACGCTGGCGGAGGTGCCGGCGGAGGAGGTGTAACTGGAGGAACTGCTACTGCTGGTGGTGGCACAGGTGCAAGCGGCGGTGGCGACGGTACAGCAGGTACAGCCAATACTGGAGGCGGTGGAGGTGGCGCAGCCTCATCGGGCAATAAAACAGGAGGTGCTGGCGGATCAGGAGTAGTGGTAATTAGATGGGCTCTTACACAGTTGCCTGCACCCACTTCTGTAGAAACCTTAGTTGTAGCCGGAGGTGGGGGTGGTGGCAGCTCAGGTGGCGGCGGTGCTGGTGGATTTCAAACGAATACAAACTTAGTTGTTTCGCCGGGCACCATTTACACAATTACCGTAGGAGCAGGTGGTAGCGGAACAAACGGTGCAAGAACGAACGGCAGTAATTCTGTTTTTTCGACGATTACCTCCACAGGCGGTGGATCAGGTGGTTTTGGTAATGGAGGATCAGGTAATGCTGGTGGTTCAGGCGGTGGCGGATCTTATGGTTCTGGTGCTGCTGGTTCAGGTGGAGCTGGGAATTCACCTTCCACTTCGCCGTCTCAGGGCAATAGTGGAGGTGCCGGTCTGTCCGGTGCGCCTTTTACGGGGGGAGGTGGCGGCGGTGCTACCGGAGCAGGTGCTAGTGGTGCCGCGGGCGGTGCCGGCGGCGCAGGAACATCATCAAGCATAACTGGATCACCTGTAGTTTATGCCGGCGGCGGCGGTGGTGGTGGCGCTGGTGGAACAGGGGGCGCCGGTGGCGGTGGAAACGGCGCAGCTTCGGGAGTAGGGTCGCCAGGAACAGCAAACACTGGAGGTGGTGGTGGTGGCGGAGATGCCGGTGGTAGTACTAACGGTGGAAACGGTGGCAGCGGCGTAGTAATAGTAAGGCACAGTATGGCATTTGCTCAGGCAAAATTGACTACAGGGACTGTCACTGTAGCCGGTGAGTTTGTTTATTACACATTTACCAGCACTGGTGTGATACAGTTTTAAATACAATTTTAGGAAAATAGAATATGGCACATTTTGCAGAACTAGGAGAAAACAACACAGTGTTACGTGTGATTGTGGTAGCAAACAAAGATACACAAGACACACATGGCGTTGAACAAGAGTCAATTGGCGCAGAATTTTGTAGAAACTTGTTGGGCGGTACCTGGAAACAGACCAGTTACAATGCTAACTTTAGAAAAAACTATGCAGGCGTAGGTTACACCTACGACAGCCAACGTGACGCATTCGTTCCACCTCGGCCGTTTGCCAGTTGGGTACTGGATGAAGATACCTGTCTGTGGGCTGCACCAGTTGCTTATCCCGACGACGGAAAAATGTACAGCTGGGACGAAGACACCACAAGTTGGGCAGAAGCCAACCAATAAATATTGTATTATTTTAGGACAAAATGTCATTTCCAACATCGCCAACCAATAACCAGATAGCCACAGTAAATGGCATTAGGTATAGTTACAGTTCAGCTACACGCAGTTGGACTAGAATATCCAACGCCAAATATACGGCCAGTGCGTCTGGACCCACAAATCCCGCCAACGGTGATCATTGGTATGATACCAACAATGATATCTTGTTCGAATACATTGACGATGGCACATCGCAGTATTGGGTGGACATACAGAGTCTGGGACAGACTGGCAACATATTATCCATTGCCAGTAGCACACTGCAAGGCAACATTGTGGTTGGCATCAACAACTTGTACAGCATTGGCGCCAGTAATGGATATTTGAGAAATATCTTTGCTAACACCGTGGTTGGAAATGCGCTAACCGTTTCTTCAGGTAACATTGTTGCAGCAGCAGCTACAACAAGCACATCAACTACCACAGGCGCATTAGTGGCACTTGGGGGCGCAGGTATTGCCGGAAATTTATATGTTGGCGGTTCGATATTTGCCACTGGTAATGCAACCATTGCATCCAATTTAACTGTAATACAATCTGGTCTGTTCCAAGGGCCATACAACGAAAACTCATTATTAAGTGGAGTGTTTGTGGGCAACACAGGCACTGCCCCTGGCGTAACACCACGAGTGGGATTCTTCAACGGCAATACTCAGCAGAATTGGCAGATTGATAACAATAGTGGTGAGTTCCGTTGGTTTGTTCCTGGTACAACTAGATTGAGCCTGTATCCCAATGGCAACCTAAATGTTACCGGCAGTCTCACACTCAGCGGTAAACAAGCAGTTAACGGTCCTGCCTTCAGCGCCTACGCTGATGCCACAGCCCAGACTATAACCACAGGTAGCCAACAAAAAGTTCTATTTCAAACAGAAGAATTTGACACAGATAATTGCTATGCCAACTCACGATTTACACCAACAGTAGAAGGTTACTATCAACTGAATGCTGAAGTTCGACTAGATGGAGCCACTGGTACAGGCGAAATGATGATTGTTATTTGGAAAAACGGAGCAGAGCATAAACGTGGCACAAACCAACAAGGCACACAAACTGCTGCTAACTTCTGGGCCATGCAGGTCAGCTCAGTGGTGTATGCCAATGGTACTACTGACTTTTTTGAAATATATGTGCAACAAGGCTCCGGGTCAAGTGTATCTGTTACCGCAGTTAACTCTCCCAATATTACCTGGTTCAACGGCTGTATGCTACGCGGAGCATAAGGACTAACAAATGTCATTTCCAACGTCGCCAACAAACAATCAAATTACTACAGTAAATGGTATAAGATATTACTATGCCAGTGCCAACAATGCCTGGATCAGAATCAGCAATGCCAAATTCACAGCATCGGCTACTGGCCCCAGCAATCCAGCAGCAGGCGATCAATGGTATGACACCAACGAAGACATATTGTACGAGTGGATTTTTGATGGAACCAACAGTTATTGGATTGACATTCAATCGGCAATAGTTGCAGGAACCACTACTGTTGTTTTGCCATTTCACCCATTTTTATTATCAGGAATGTAATTATGCCAACAATTTACAAAGTATTAGGTCAATCAAATCCCGCAGCTACCACAAACACAACACTTTACACTGTGCCAGCCGGTAACAGCACAGTGGTTAGTACCATAACAGTTTGTAATCAAATTGGCACAGCAGCCAACTTTAGAATAGCAGTACAACCTGCCGGTGCTTCAATTTCTAATCAGCACTACATAAATTTTGACACACAGATACCGGCCAATGATCAAATTGCTTTGACCATGGGAATTACTCTAGCTGCCACTGATGTGGTCACGGTGTACGCCAACACAGCAAATGTCAGTTTTAGCATGTTTGGCACGGAACTTTTCTAATGAGTATTCGTCGAGCCAGTGCTAGAACTAGTGTGAATGCTGGCTTCAACGCAGCCAGAGTGGCCACCATCAACGCTGTCACAATTGCACCTGCCACAGCCACCTCAGTGGCCGGCGGTGGCACACTGGGCGGAGTGACCATATCCAATGTGGCAATCACAGACAGCACGTTTGCAAATGTGTTGAGCGGTGACACTGCCATTGGCTCTTCAGGTGGATTTGTTAGAATCACTGGCTCGGGTTTTCAAGCCAATGCTGGTGTGTTTTTTAACAATGTAAGGGTGGCCAACACATTTGTGGGTTCAACACAAATCAATGCCAATATTCCTGCCACCACAGCAGGCACTTACAATTTTTATGTTTTTAACACCGATGGGTCAGGAGCCAATTTCACATCAGGACTGATCACTTCAGGCTTTCCCACCGTGACTGTGACATCCTACACAGTTGATTCCACTTTTAATCAATTGATCAGTGCAACAGGTGATGCTCCCTTATCTTTTAGCATACAACCTGGCAGTAGTAATACCGGTGGTTTTACTGTTAATACCGCAGGTTATATCAGTGGGACTGGTGTGGCCGACGGAGCATATGCACTCACAGTGATTGTGGATGATGCACAAAGTCAATCCACTCAGGCCGATCTTACTGTCACAGTGGCAGCAACTGACCCTTACTTCAATCTTACTACCTTGTTACTGCCCGGCGACGGAACCAACAATGCAAACAATCAAGCATTCACTGATAGTAGCACCAACAACTTTGCTATAGCCCGTAACGGCAATGCCACACAGGGCACGTTTTCACCGTTTAGTCAGACTGGGTGGGGGAACTTCTTTGGTGGCTCGGGCAATTATGCCACTTCTACATCTACGACAATTGGTACAACTACAAGCACTTTTACTATTGAAGGGTGGATTTACCCTACGGCGGCGGCTGTTACAACCTCCAATATTCCCTCAATGGTAGGTGATATGACGCCAGCAAATACGGCATTGTATTGGGGGTTTGGCCCATTGGCGAGTGGTCTTTTGTCGTTTTATTGGTACGATGGGACAGCTAAATCAGCAGTAGGTAATACAACAATCGCTTTAAACACTTGGACGCATATTGCCGTTTCTGTAAATTCAAACGCTATTTCGTTATATGTTAATGGAACTCAACAAACATTAACTGGAACAACAACATTAACGAATAGAAATGGCGCAACAGGAACGCCCACATCGTTTGCTCAATTTAGTAATGCAGGAAGTTTATATACTGGTTACATATCTAATATCAGCATTCTTTCTGGAACCGCAAAATACAGCGGAAACTTTACACCTTCTACGACACCCTTAGCCACAAATACAACAAATCAAGTTTTGTTGTTTGCTGCTAGTAATAGGTTCGTTGATTCCAACACCGCTACCGCAGCTAAAACATTTACATTAACCGGCACCCCATCCGTCCAAGCCTTTAGCCCGTTCGCGCCCTCTGCTGCGTATAGCGTGGCCGCAGTAGGTGGTAGCGGGTACTTTGATGGTACGGGGGACTTTTTAAGTATTGCCAACAATACGGCGTTAAATGTTGGCTCTGGTGATTTCTGCATAGAGGCTTGGTTCAACGCATCAACTTTAGCGTCGCAACAAATTATAGTTAGCAACGCTGGTGCGTTTGGTTCAGACAATACACAAATTGATGTTGCTAGTAGTCAAGTTCGTTTTACAAGTTCCGCAACGGTATATTTGACTTCAAGTGGCACTGTAGTTGTAAACGCATGGAACCATGTTGCTGCTTGTCGTAGTGGAACGACGCTATCTTTGTTTGTTAATGGTTCTCGCCAAGCCACAGCAACTAATTCGACTAACTTTGCAAACGCGAATAACTACGCCTTTAACACAGGCGGCGCACCGGGATACGGCGGTCAGTTTACTGGATACATCTCTAACATAAGGGTGGTAAAGGGTTCGTCTGTATATGACCCAACACAAACAAGCATAACGATTCCAACTGCACCACCAACAGCGATCACCAACACATCGCTGCTAATGAACTATACCAACGCTGGCATCATTGACGCTACAGCAAAGAATGTGCTTGAGACTTTGGGAGATGCTAAAATAAGTACAGCTCAGAGCAAGTTCGGCGGGTCCAGCATGTACTTCGATGGAACGGGGGATTACTTATTTGCTAGAAGCATTCCAGATCTTACATTTGGTACTGGTAATTTCACAGTAGAAGGTTGGTTTTATGCCTCCTCGTTAGGTGGTCAACCTGTTTTACTTAATATTGGTAGTGATGCTGCTGGATTGGTGATTACTTTTTTAAGTAGCAAAATTTATGCGTATTTTGTTGGCGCTGGTAATGTGTTTGGAAGCGGCGGCGCTACATTAGCAACAAATACTTGGTATCACTTTGCTTGGGCCAGAAGCGGTAGTACCCATACTTTTTATATTGACGGAACTGCATACGGCTCTACTTACTCAAGCGCAGGTAATCATTCTAGTGCGGCCGGATTTACTGTGGCATACCCACAACCGGCTGGTTCAAATTATTTCACGGGATATATCGATGACTTACGTATCACCCGAGGGTTTGCACGTTACACCGCCAACTTCACGCCACCTGCTGCCACATTCCGATTACGATAAGTAACTATAAAGGTCAATTGCAATGTCATTTCCAAGCTCGCCAACTAACGGACAAACCACAACACTAAACGGCATTACCTACATTTACAATGCCACCAACAATGCGTGGAAACGGCAGGCTTTGACCAATATCTCAGTCAGTGGCACAGTTTCAGCGGCCAACATCGCAGTTACCAGCGGCGTTGTTTTCAATGACGCCAGCAGCATCACCAGCGGCCTGGTGTATGATCTAGATCAAATAGTAGCAGATGGTACAACTATTGCATTTAGCTTGAAGTACAACACAGCCAATGTCACAGTGTCAAATCCTTGGAATTTGTCAGTCACAATCAACGGACTGTTTCAGCCCGCATTCACAGAAGGTACTGACTCAGTTTGGCTCTCAAAAGTGTTATGCGCCAATTCTGGATACACAATCAGTTCAGGAAATATCAAATTTTCTGATTGCCCGCCCGAAGGCTCAGTGATCAGAGTTAGAACACAACCAGGATCAGCAAATCCAACACCAAAAATTTATCCATTTAAACCAGTTGATATTATGTTGGGCTTGTAACAGCTAAATAATCAATATATCGGAGTAATTATGTCTAGAAAAGTAATTTCAGAAGTTTATTATACATTCACGCCCAGCACTAGGACTATTGTTATTCCTAGAGCTATTCTCAGAGAGCGTTTTGTTCTAATAACTAACTTAAATACCAATCAAGTTATTTTCAATTTTTCAGATCCATCATTGGCATTTTCTACTCACAGTATTGCCACAGACGCTGCCGGAAATACCAGCACCACCATTAGTTTAACGTACAACACGTCTAGCATGAGCAGTCTAGACAAATTACAGATCATCATTGACGAATACGAAGAAAGCTTTAAACCAAACGAATTATACACCGATCCGGTCAATAAATTTCGTGTGAGCCAACCACAGGCCCTGATTGACACTGACTTTGAATACAGCACACAGGCCACAAAATGGGAAAGTTTGGGACTCACAAACAATCGCCCATTTGCTTTTTACAACACCAACACTCCTATCACAATTACAGGTGTCAATGCAACCAATAACTCAAGAACAATTACTGTGCTAACTAGCAGCCCACCAGCTGCAGGAACTCCAGTTTACGTCATAGATACCCTATTCGCCGGCGCAGATGGTTTATACATAGTAGATAGTGTTTCAGCTGGTACCAGTTTCTCTTACACAGCTCGAAGTGCCTATCCAGGCGTGACCGGAAGTATTTTTGTGAGCGGTGTGACCACAGCCTATTCGGGCAGTCTTTTCAGTAATGCAGCCATCACATACAGCAGCATTGGATTTTCAGGCAATTTACATACCGTAGTGACCAGTGTTCCTCATGGCCTAGCAGTAGGAAATGAAATTGGTGTATCCGGCACCAATCAGACCAATTCAAATGGTTCTTGGGTAGTGGCCGGAATTTCAAACAGTTCTGCATTTACCTACTATTCAATCTCTGCTCCAGCAGGTAACCCAACAGGTGGTAATATATTTGTGAGACCACAAGGGCAATTCTTACATAGAGCCTACGATGGTGGCGTACAATTCAGTACATTTACAGCCAGTCACAACGAGCAGATCATAAGACAAACACGCAGATACTTCCGTTACCAGAGTGGTAAAGGTATTCAAATGAGTACCGGTACTGTGGTCAAACCCAGTTTGCAAATAGATAGCGTCACAAGCAGTGGTACCACGGTAACAGTAACGACCAAAGTTGCACAATTTTTATCACCCGGGGTTTCGATCACTATTGATGGTTGTAATGAATCTGCTTATAACGGCACATTCACTATTGTAGATTCACTGGATCGATATAGATTTACCTACACAGCCTTGAGCACTCCCAGCAGTGCAACAGCCACAGGATTTCCCATAGTAACTATCAACAGTTGGACGGGTGCTGGTGTAAGATTGGGAATGTTTGATGATCAAAACGGAATATTTTTTGAATATGACGGACAACAATTGTACGCAGTTAAACGCAGTTCCACATTTCAAATTGGTGCCTTGGGCAACATCGCAGTTGGTGGAGCAGTAGTCACTGCTGCCACAAACAATGCAGCCACACCAACTTTTGCTAGACAACTGGCACCAAACGACTTCGTCAATATCAAGGGCATGACATATCGAGTGGTAGATATTGCCAGTGACAGCAGTTTTACCATAAATCCTCCCTATCGAGGCCTGATCAATGCCAACAATGCTGTGATAACAAAAACCATTGATCAAAGAATTCCACAAAGTCAATGGAACATTGATCGCGTTGACGGATCAGGTCCAAGCGGTTACCGACTAGACCTAGGCCGTATGCAGATGTTTTATTTGGATTACAGCTGGTATGGTGCAGGATTTATTCGTTGGGGCTTCCGTGGTTCATCAGGCGATATCATCTATTGCCACAAGCAGGCCAACAACAACATCAACTACGAAGCCTACATGCGTTCAGGCAACTTGCCTGGCAGATATGAAGTACACACATTTAGCAAAACAACCAGCTTGTCCTCTACCTTGGGCACTGGTGATGCCACCATGAGCGTGGTAAACAATCTTGAATTTCCCAGTTCAGGCGTGTTGTGGGTACATAATGCCACAGCCAGCGAGCATGTGGAATATACCGGTAAATCTGCTGCTGCAACTTTGAACTTTACACTCTCTGCCGGCAGCAGAACCATAACAGGAACAAGCACCACTGGTGTCAGTGTTGGTCAATTTGTACAAGGCAATGGCATACAGACCGGAACAACTGTACAAAGTGTTACAACCAATACCTCAGTGACCCTTAGCCAACCGGCCACATTTGGTGGCACACAAAGCATTAGTTTTGCACCATCATTTACCGGTCTCACCAGAGGGGCTCCAACAGTTACACAAGTGGTCACACAAACTGCCAACAGTGCTGTGGTAACAACCAGTAATACCACTAATGTGCGTGTTGGACAATATGTTGTAGGTACTGGTATTCCAGCTGACACTTTTGTGGCGGCTGTGACTCTCAATAGTTCAATCAGACTCACTGAAGCAGCCACATCATCTACTACACAAGGTATGATTTTTGGTGCGTTGGGCACAGGAGGACCGCAGACTTTTACAGTAACCGCCACAGCACCAACCGCGGTAGAACTGCACAGTCCAAGTTTTAGTCCAGTTATCAGTCACTGGGGTACCAGCGTGATCATGGATGGTAGATATGATGATGATAAATCTTTCGTATTCACACAAGGTATGACCACAACATTGTCTATCGCCGCAGCAGCTACTAATGCTTTATTAAGTTTTAGAATTGCTCCCAGTGTCAGCAATGGTATTGCTGGAACCACGCTGGGCACTAGAGAAATCGTTAATCGCATGCAGATGGTTTTACGACAGTTGGATTTTTCCAGCACTGGTCAGTTCTTGGTAACTCTTGTGCTAAACGGTTTTGTTGGTAATGGTTCAGTGGGTTGGCAAACAGTGGGCGGGTCTAGCCTGGCTCAATATGTGCCGCATCAAGGAACCACAACCATAAGTGGTGGTGAAACAATTTATGGTTTTTATCTAAACACAGCCGGTGGTAGTAACTTTACTACCACACAACAAGAACTAGACCTGGTCAGGGACATGGGATCTAGCATACTAGGCGGCGGTGAATCCAGAAGCAACACAGCATTTTACCCTAATGGTCCGGACATTATTAGCATCATGGTTAGAAATATTGGTGCTACAACTGCCACATGTGCATGCCGACTTTCTTGGACTGAGGCGCAAGCGTAATGATAACTTCTACGTCAGCGCAACCAATTTTGACAATAGGAGCCGAGCCGGCCACCTATTATCTATCTATGCAACCTTCTATTTCTGGGCGCAGCGGTGGTCAATACGTGTCGGCTACACTGAACTTTGATCCGTCATTGGGCACAATCACTACCAATTATGTGGCCATACGCCAGTCATTGGGTGTGGGCACTGCTGCATCAGGTAGGACTGGAGAGATACGTGCCACAAACGAAATTACAGCTTATTTTTCTGATGATAGACTCAAAAATAAATTGGGCAAAATTGAAAATGCACTAGATAAAATTTGTGCGTTGGAAGGATTTTACTACGAACCAAATTCTACTGCTCAAGAATTGGGTTATGAAATGAAAAAAAATGTTGGAATTTCTGCACAAAAAATGCAAGAAGTTTTACCTGAAATTGTTGCCCCTGCTCCTGTAGATAGTAAATATCTTACCGTACGCTACGAGCGAGCATTGCCTTTGATTATCGAGGCAATCAAAGAACTACGTCAAGAAATTTTGGAAATAAAGCGAGGTAACTAAAATTGCCAATTCCAGGACCTGGAGTACCAATATCCATAACAACAATTGTTACGGAGTTTGGTGGTACTGTACCCCACTCACTTAGTGAATATTACCGAGGCGGCGGCCTAGTTCCAAACAGTCCCACTAACGCAGCAATACCAACCTCTGGCCAAATAGCAATGGGTAATTTTTATGGAGCTGTTAATAGGGTATCTATACCTATTGTGCTCAGTTCGCCACAGACCAGTTATGACGTTTTTACCAATAGAGGGCCAACTTATGTAGCTGGAGCTTCTGATATCACAGTCACAATCAATCCAGGAGTAAATATTACGGCTCCTTCAACACCAGTATATGCCATGTTGGTGCCAAATGCGTTCAATCCTGCTGATACCGTAACTATTATCAACAATGGCTCAATTACTGGCTGTGGTGGCGCCGGAGCCGCTGGTGGCCCTTCTCCAGCCTCAGTAGGTGGCACAGGATCAGGAGGCGGAAACGCACTTTTTGTCAATCGTCCTACCACTATTCAAAATCCTGGCACGGTTGCTGGTGGAGGTGGCGGAGGTGGTGGTGGCGGTGCTATTAATGGTATTGCACCAAGACCTAAGAAAGCCGGTGGCCCAGTAACAAGATCATCAGGCGGTGGCGGTGGTGGTGGCGGAGCAGGTGGTGCTGGAGGCGCTGGCGGAGCAGGCGGCACCGGCGTGAATGCAGGCGGCAGTCCTGGTAGTGCTGGAACTGTGTCTGCTCCTGGCGCAGGTGGGCCAGGCGGCAGTGCTCCTTTTGCTCCAGTATTTCCAACATTTGTTGCTACCGGTGGTGCTGGAGGCGCTGGCGGCGCACTCGGAGCCAACGGTACAGGAGGAGGGACTGGCTCAGCAACTCCAGGTACTCCCGGTGCTGCTGGTGG